CGTGCTGCAGGGCGTCCTCGATGCAGTGCGCAACATGGACGCGACAGCGGGCAACATCGCCTCGCTGGTGTTCGAGGCGAAGGTCGACACGATCGGCGTGCCCAACTTCATGATGAATGTGGGGAGCGCGGAGTACCGGCAGAAGATCATCGAGCGGTTCCAGCTTGCCGAGATGGGCAAGGGCATCAACGGCACCCTGATGCACGACACCGAGGAGACCTTGGGACAGAAGTCGGCAAGCTTTGCCTCGCTGCCTGACGTGTTGGACCGGTTCATGCAACTCGCGTCAGGCGCGGCCGATATTCCGATGACCCGCCTGCTCGGCCAGTCGCCGGCAGGGATGAACGCCACCGGCGACGGCGACATGCGGAACTACTATGACCGCATCGAGGCCATGCAGACGCTCGAGGTCGGCCCGGCGATGGATATCCTGGACGAGTGCCTGCTGCGCTCCGCGCTTGGCTCGCGGCCCGACGAGGTGCACTACACCTGGAATACGCTCTGGCAGATGACCGCCAAGGAGAAGGCGGAAATCGGCAAGATTCAGGCCGACATGGTCAAGGTGCTGCGCGACACGCAGTTGATCCCTGACGAGCCACTCGGTGAGGCGGCGGTTAACGCCATCACGGAGTCGGGCGCGATGCCGGGCCTCGAGGGGGCTGTGAAATCCTTCTACGAGGAGCATCCCGAAGGTGAGGAGGGCGACGATGAGCTGGATCCTGACGGCACTGGCAATGGTTCGGAACCTGATCCTGATGCGGCAACAGAACCGGGCGCCGAGCCTCGGCCGAAGGCCACCCCGGTAACGGATGCCGCGCCGCGCACGCTCTACATCAGCCGCAAGGTAGTGAACGGTAATGAAATCCTCACCTGGGCCAAGGAACAGGGCTTCACCCAGACCCTGCCGGCCAACGAGTTGCACGTTACGATCGCCTACAGCCGCACGCCGCTGGACTGGATGAAGCTTGGCGAGCCATGGGAATCTGAAATGGAGATCGCCGCCGGCGGGCCTCGCCTTATGGACCGGTTCGGGTCAGCCGGTGACGCAACGGTGCTTCTGTTCAACAAGTCCTCGCTGACCTGGCGCAACGAGGAAGTCACCAGGGCTGGCGGCTCGTGGGACCATGCCGAGTACCAGCCGCACATCACCATCGCCTACGGCGACGCGCCCGACCTGGTATCGATCGTGCCTTACCGCGGCGCGATCAAGCTGGGCCCGGAAATCTTCGCCGAGGTGAACGAGAACTGGAAAGCAAAGGTGCTGGCATGACCGACCATCGCTTCACTGATACCGCAACCATGGACGCGACACGGCTGACGACCGACGGCTACCTTGTCGCCGAGGCCTTCGTCGCCCGCACGGGGATCCAGCTTTACCGAGGCGCCGAGGTCGGCCTTGTCGATCGCGACGTGGTTCGCGTCTGGCGCCCGGAGGCCGAGGTCAAGGACGCCGCTTCGGTGCGGACCTACACGCACGCACCGATCACGCTGGGGCATCCCGACGTGATGGTCGACTCGGCCAACTGGAAAGACCTGGCAAAGGGCGAGGTCTCCACCGAGGCTGAATGGAAAGACGGCAAGCTTCGCCTGCCCCTGATCGTCAAGGATGCCGCCGCCATTGCCGCGATCGAGAGCGGCACGCGCGAACTCTCTGCGGGCTACACCTGCGCGTTGGACTTTACCGACGGGATCACTCCCGAAGGCGAGGCCTATGACGCGGTACAGCGGAATATCCGCATCAACCATTTGGCCATCGTCCCTCGCGGGCGGGCCGGTTCAGAATGCCGCATCGGTGATGCGGATGCATGGGGCGCGAGCCCTCTTTCAGACGCAGGAAAGGAGGTTCCAATGACCCTGCGGAAAATCATGGTGGACGGGCTTGAAGTGGAGGTGACGGACGCTTCCGCCGCCGCCATCGCCAAGCTGCAAAAGACCATCTCCGACATGGCGGCCGAGCAGAAGGCCAAGATGGAGGAGGAAGAGAAGAAGGCGGCCAAGAAGGACGCCGAACTGGCAGCCAAGGACACCGAGATGGCGGCCAAGGATGCCCAGATTGCCGAACTCAAGGGCAAGGTGCTCGACGCCGCGGCTCTGGACAAACTCGTGGCCGATCGCGCCGCGCTGATTGCCCGCGCCAAGGCTCTCGATCCGAAGGTCGTCACCGATGGCAAGTCCGCGGCCGAGATCAAGAAGGCCGTGGTCGAGGCGAAACTCGGCGACGCCGCCAAGGACAAGTCCGAGGCGTATCTGGACGCCGCCTTCGACCTGCTGGGCGATGGCGCGGCCGATCCGCTCAAGGACGCGCTGGGAAAGACCGTCACGCACATCGACGGCGACACCCGCGACGCCGCTCACCAGGCAATGCTCGACCGCACGGCGAACGCCTGGAAAAACACCGCAACGAAAGGGGTGAACTGATATGGGTTCCGTTCAGACTACCTACAGCGCCCAGCACGCCCGCTGGGTTGAGGGCATGGTCCTCAACATGGAGAATGCCGTCATCGTCTCGCGCGTCTGCGAGGACGCCGAAGGCCTCAACTTCGGCAAGGTCGGTGTGCAGGGCACGCTGGACAACCAGGTCGTTGACTCCGAAGTCACCGTCAAGTTCGTCGGCATCGCTGTCCTCGACACCACCCGGCCCACCGGCAAGTACGAGCAGTACGAAACCGCCGCCCTGATGAAAAAGGGCGTCATCGTCTGCTCGGCATCGGAGGCCGTCGCCGTTGGCGACCCGGTGTACTACACCCCCGCCACCGGCGTTCTGTCGAAGACCGCCTCTGGCAACACCCTCATCGCGGGCGCGCAGTGGGACACCAGCACCTCCGGTGCCGGCCTCGCTGCTGTCCGTCTCGGCTGAAAGGAGCCCTGAGCCATGAATATGCATATCAAGGACGCGCAAGGGGCAGCCATGAGCTTCCTGCTGCGTCAGACGACCATGATCGAGCCGGCGGTCTACGCGCTTCAGTATCAGGAAATCCAGTATCCTGCGCTGATCCCCGTCGACTTCTCGGCTCCGGAATGGATCCAGTCCGTGACCTACTTCTCCATGGATGGGGTCGGTCAGGCGCAGTGGTTCAGCGGCCTGGCAAACGACATGCCGAAGGTCGAACTGACCCGCGAGAAGTTCGAGACCAGTGTCTCGATGGCCGCGATCGGCTACGGCTACACGCTCGAGGAACTTGGCACCGCCCAGCTTCTCGGCATGAACCTGACCGCTGACAAGGCCACCCTCGCGCGCCGCGTCGCCGAGGAGAAGATCGATGCGGTTGCCTTCACCGGCGACACCTCGAAGGGCTTCACCGGCCTTGTGAACGCCTCGACCCCGACCTCTGCCCAGGCCCCGGCCGATGGCACGTCGTCGGCCCGGACGTTTGCCAGCAAGACCGCTGACCAGGTGCTGCGGGATATCAACTCGATCCTGACCGGGATCGTGACCGATACCCTCGGCAACTCGATGGCAGACACCCTGCTGCTGCCCTACTCGATCATGCTGGACCTCTCGACCCGCCGGATCGACGCGACCAACCAGACGACCATCCTCGAATGGATCCAGCGGACGAATATCTACACGCTGACCACGGGGCAGCCGCTCACCATCCGCGGCGTCTGGGGCTACCTCGACACCGCTGGTGCGTCGTCTTCCAAGCGTGCAGTGGCCTACCGTCGGTCGCCGGAAGTGCTCAAGCTGCACATCCCGATGCCGTTCCGGTTCCTGCCCGTGTGGCAGACCGGGCCGATGAAGTTCGACGTGCCCGGCATCTTCCGCCTGGGTGGCGTCGATATCCGCCAGCCGAAGGCTGTGCGCTACCTCGACTCGATCTAAGGGGGCACCATGACCAAGATCACGAACGTCTCCAACGGGCCGCGGGGCATCCACACCGAGAACGGGCTGGTTGTGCTGAACCCGGGCGAGACCCGGGATGACATGAAACTGTCCAAGGCCGAACTCGCATCGGCCGAGGAGGGCGACTGGTTCCATGTCGGCGACCCGCCGAAGGCCAAGGCGGAAGCCGATGCCGATGCCAAGGGGCTTAAGGCAGCCCTCAAGGCAGCGGAGGACGCAAACAAGACCGCCCAGGCGGAGCGCGACGCGGAGAAGGCCCGCGCGGATGCTGCCGGGGTACGGGCCGGGGTGGATGTGGCTCGCGTGGCTTGGGGCCGGCGTGCGGGCCTCGTCGATGACGGTGACGCCTGACAGCGCGCACAAAGCGGCGGATGCGCTCGGCCTGCTCGGTGTTCACTCGTGGAAACGTAGTTGCCGGTGTGGCCTGGATGCGCAGACCGTCGTCAGGCTCGTGGATTTCCCATCCACGGTCGGGCGGCGCGGTCATGCGTCGGCCCAGTCGATGAACGAGGCGAGGTTGTCGCGCGTGCGCTGGTCCACGTCGGGGAACGCGACGAGGTGCGCGGCCATGTGGCGGCGGTGCCACTCCTTCGACCACCT